CAAGGGCTGTAATTTGTATTCTAGGAACATTTTTAGGTTTTATTTTTGGAATTCTTAGTACTCTTTTTTTGCACATAAGAGAAAGGCTTTAGTGAAATCTTTTCAAGAAAAACCATCTCTGAGTGTTTGTATGGCAACATATAATGGAGAACAGTTTATAGAAAAACAAGTTCTTTCAATATTATCTCAATTATCCAAAATAGACGAATTAATAATTGTGGATGACTGTTCTTCGGATAATACAATTAACATTTTAAAAGACATAAATGATAGTAGAATTAAAATTCATAAAAATCATGAGAACATGGGACATGTTTTATCTTTTTGCAAGTCAGTATCTTTTGCAAAAAATAAATATATTTTTCTATCAGACCAGGATGATATTTGGATTGATGGAAGCGATGCTGATTGGAATATAGCTAATAATGGAGGTACAATTAATAGAGAAGGAAAATTTCTAAATGATAATTTAACTCTAACACATTTGGGAAAATATAATAAAACTGGTGGTAATACTGTTAGCGATGAAAATAGTGTAAGTTATTGGAATGGTAGTAAAAGTGAACCCAATAATTGGAGTAATAGTGAAGATTGTATACAAATGTCACCTATGTGGGGTACTCCTGAAAATGGTCTTAAAATGAATGATCTTAATTGTGAAGGAAAAAAACCCTTTATATGCGAAAAAGAATTGATAGATCCAATAAATTTAAGTACAAATGCTTGTAAAGATGATCTTAAACTCCAAAATTTTGAAAAAAGAATGGGATTAGACCCAAATGCAAATAGGTTTCAAAAATGTCAGCAATTCTCTGATAGATATGGTGTCAGGTCAGGATATAGTTGGGGATGTATCGAAAAAAATGATCTTGCAAAAGCATGGTGGTCAGGAAAACATTCGGAAAAACATGGCCGAGGGAAAATAATTACCTATGAAGAAGGATGTAATACAACAGCTAATACGAATGAACATGATGGTTGTGACCCAAGTTCACCATACTATCTTGGACTTAGAATTAGAGAAGGAAATCCAGTTAAGTGGAACCCTGATACAAGTGTTAATAAGTTAGGTATGTGTGAAGGTGATTGTGATGAAGATTCAGATTGTAAACCAGGTATGACATGTTTTCAAAGATCTGGTAAAACACAGGTGCCGGGATGCACAACTGATGAAAATGATAAAACAAATAATTGGACGCATGCAGATTATTGTATCCATAAATATAAAAAATAAGCTACAATAAAATCCAGAATTAGAAATTAAGTTTATTATTATTTATTAATTGTAATAAATAAAAATATTAAGAAGAATATACAAGTGACACAAGACCATTTTTTATTTTCAAAACGTTGTAACTTATTGCATAAACATCTAAATCATATGATTGTCTTCCGTCAACTGCGGATGTTTTAAATTTAATATTCATTGTTGAAGAATCAACTAATGAAAAATTTATTGAACCTGATGGTTGAGATTCTTCAGGTTTAAGTGCAAACGAAAATATATGTTGATTAATGACTCTTGGAAACCATTTTGATAAAACTCTTGTACTTGTAACATCGTCATCATTCACACCGATTCTTGTTAATTTGATACCTTGTCCGCTATGATATTTATATCTTTGAAAATCAGTAAAATATTTCCCTTGATGTTCTTGAATAATATCTTGACCATTAATTTGGATAAATAATGAATCAACTTCTATATTTTGATTACCACCATTATTTTCAACAGAACATGATTTTTTTACACCAGATTCACCATAATGTGTTTGAAATAGTGTCCAAATTAATTCTTTTACGTTATTGTTAAAATCAAGATCAACTATGGAATATACAGACAATGGTTGACTATTACGTACTGTTTTATCAGCAATTCTTTGCGTTTCAGAGTGTTGAATTTGTTCAAACAAATAATAGTGTTCATCATTAATAAATCTATTTTTTTCCGATTCATCAAGGAAAATGTAATCGCCCCATATTTTCATGGAAGTAATACCGTCTATATTATCAGATAATTTAATAACCAATTTTATTTCTTCATTAGGTATTGAAATAAGTGGTAAAGCATTATATTCCTTAGAAAACCAAAAAGGTAGATCAAGATATGCAGCTTGTTGATAATCATATATATCATGATATATATAGTAGGGTTTTGCTTTTCCAATAACTTTAAGTTTTGCATTATCTCCTGATTCCGATACTAATACATCATTAAAATACGTTATTATAATCGATGAAGGACTTACTATTGTTACTGGATCTTCATTGTTATTATCTTCATTATTATTATCTTCATTAATTTCTAACTCATCCTGTTCTTCAATAAAAGTGCCTTCTGTTGGACCTTCAATATCTTCAACATTATTATTTATTTCTAAAAATTTAGGTGAATTGATATCATATTGATATACTTTGTTAGTTTCTTTACAAGGAATATATAAAATATCATCTTTAATAGATAAACCGTTGCCTGATTTTATAAAGTTATTCGATAGCGGAATTAATATATCTTCTGTATTGAGAGGGTCTATACCTGAAACTGTAATTTTGTAAATACCTGGTAAATTATCGTATATAATATAGATGTTTTTGGCAGAATCATTTACTATAAATTTAACTTTTCTTCTTAAACTTGATGTTAATTGTTCAATAAAAAAAGTTGATGCTTTTTCTTCTCTATCAGCAAGGTGTATTTCTCTTACCTTGTGATTTAAAGTATCAATAACATACGATTTATTTGATAAATTATTAATATAGATTCCCCGTGGCTCATGAAATTTAGCAAATCCAAGTGCCTGTGCATCATACCTCGGGTAACCATCTTCTTGTCCTTCTGGTGTATCATTGGAATTAAATTCCCCACCTGTTAGTAATATTAAACTTGGATTAATAAAGTTTTTAATATACAATTTTTTAATGACATGATTTTCTGTATCAGATATCAATGCAAATTCATTATTGTAATCAATAAAAATACCACCAATATTATTAAATCTGGCATCAATTAATCCCCCATTTGGTGCTGATTCGTTTCCAGCTGTATTATCGGCGGCACCAGATAATAATTCAATTCGTCCTTTTACAAGATTCAATTCATTATTGGATAGAAGATCCAGCTTATATAATCTATTAGTATCTCCAATTAATAAGTAACTGGAAAAGGGATCTATTGCTAATGCAGTTATATAACTAAAATTAACATTTGTATTATCATTAGAATCAAATAAAGTCGTAACTTCACCAGATGAAGTAGAAATTTTTCTAATTAAACAATGGTTTGAATTTGGTGCTGTATCATTATCACTTACATATAAAAATTTGTCATTAGTATCTATTACTATAGCTGTAATAAAACCAAATGTTGCATTTGTTCCATTACCATCAACATGGCCAATTGTATTATTTCCAGCAAGAGTGGTAACTTGATTTGTATTTGCAAAAGTATCTATTTTTCTTACACAATAATTACCTTTATCAGCAACAAATAAAAATCTTCCATTTTTAGTAATACACAGGTCTTCTGGTAAGTTAAATCTTGAAGAAGCTGCATCTCCATTAACAAATCCACTTGAATTAACATTTTGATTTTGTTGATTATCTTCAATCATATTTCCAGCAATTGTAACAGTTTCAGATAGTAGACGATTCCACTTACGAATAACATGGTTATCTCTATCAGCAATATAAATATCTGTAAATAAAAATTCTCCAGTTTCATTATCAATTTCTTCGTATACAGCTATTCCATAAGGTTTATTAAATGTTGAAATAGCAGCACTACCATTTCTATAACCGGAAATACCCTTTCCAAAAAAGGTAATAGTTGATGGTGTTAAATCTTCAATATTATATTTATATCTATAGTTACCAAAATCTGTGTACATTTTATACAAATAATGAGGCGATGAATCATTAGATAGGATAATATATTCTTCATTAGAGCACATGGCTGAAATAGTACCAATATAAAATCCGACATTATTTCTACCAAGAGGAGAAATATATGGTACAAGTCTATTAAATTGTTCTACTTCAGAATTTTCTGTATTAGAACCGACAAGTTTGGGATTTGTATCAGTTATATTACCATAAGAATTACTATTAGGGTTAGTATCCAATGTATGTACATCAATAACTCCAATAGATTCATTATTAATAACAACGGTGTCAGCAATATATAATTTATTTTTGTGTATAGTTAATCCTTTAGTAGTTGTAATATTATCTATTGGAGTTGGATTAGGGGTTTGTATAAATTTTTCTCTATATGTATTATTAATGGTTTGACTTGCATATACATTTGTATCATAATTAAGTGATACAGTAAGACGACTTATCCAGCTTTCTCCATCAATGCCATTATCCTGTGTTATGTAGATAAACATATCGTAATGATACATGGACCGTATAGAACGTTGTTCAGGAACCGGATATTCTCTTATTTCATTAACCTCGAGATTAGGAACAAATATTGGATTAGATTCATTTTTTAATTCAGGAATAACATAATTAAGTGTTCCTCTTCTTATAACATTCATTAATTCGGTTTTATCCTTATTAAGTGTTAAATCTAACCATAAATTTAGCCAGTGTGAATTAAATTTTTGTACTAATACATCTCCTACATAGAATTCAACATAATCTATACACGAGACTGTATCATATGTTATTTCTTTAAATTCTAATAGCAATCCACTTAATAAATCACCTTGTTTTGATAATTTAATACCTATTTTATTTCCGCTACGGACATCCCCTGAGTAAATTTGTTCTATTGATTCTCTATAAAAATTGGTATGTTTTCTAAAAACAGTTTTAAAAAAACTAATTTGAGGATTACCAGTAAGCATAGTATCATTTAAACCATAAGCCACAATTTGTAATAAACCTCCGCCCATATTAATATATTAAAATAAATTATTATCAATAATAAATCTAACCTTAATAAATCTTATTAAGATAAGATACAAATAATTAATTTAATTGGAGTATGCAAGACCACCCATACCACTCATGATACGGAGGACGTTGTAGTTAACAGCGTATACTCTAAGAGTATGAGGGTGGGAAGCATTATCCGCGTTTACACCTGTGAAGTTCATGTTAAGAACAGCATTATCTATACGTGAGAAGTTACAAGTTCCAGATGGTTGATGTTCTTCTGGTTTGAGGGCAAATGAGTATACATGGGGTACACTGTTATTGCGGTCGGTTGAACCAGTGTGGTATTGGTATCTCTGTACTTTAGTGAAGTATTTACCTTCGCGGCGTTTGAAGCGGTCATGGCCGTTAAGTTGTAAGAGAGCATCATCAACTGTTACATCACCACCACCTTCTTCTTGTAAAGTCCATACAAGTTCTTTTACAGGATGGTTGAATCTGAGTTCATGTTGAGTGTTAGCAGCAGCTGCATTTGAAGCTGAACCAGCGTTAAGTCTGTTAGAGAATTGTACTTGTTCGATTAAGTATTCATGTGATACTTGGGCAAAGCGTCTGCGTTCATCGGTGTCAAGGAATACGTAATCGCACCATACTTCTACACTGTTAGGATTATCAGAGGAGAAAGTTACGTTAAGTTTGACTTCGTGATATTGGAGAGCAATAAGAGGAAGAGCGAGACCTGGGTTTCTGCAGAACCAGAATTGTAATGGTACCATGCATTTACCGTCGGTGCCTTTACCACAGGCAGCTAATAATTCAGCTTTGTCTTTATCATGTGTTAAGTCAGTCCAGACATGCATCCAATGTCCGTATTGTTTGTCAATTACTTGTCCACCAACTTCGACTTCTACATTGTCGATTGCGGCATGTCCCTCTACGATATCTGCTGGACCATCCATTGCAAGCCAGACTGATGAGAGTAAATCACCGTTTCTGGATACAGTGACTGAGATTTTGGAACCAGCGGCTACGCTGCCGTTGTGTGTTTGTTCGATTGATTCTACAGCAAAGTTAGTATGTCTGCGGTATACTACTTTGAAGAAGGTAATTTGAGGATTACCTGTGAGATATATGTCTTGTGCGCCATAGGCTACGAGTTGCATTAAACCACCACCCATTTTTTATACTATATAGAAATATTTTTTTTCACCATAATTCTATATTTACAATTGATTGGTCATAAATTTTACATTAATTAACCAGTATATCAAGATAACCATTACTTATTCTCATGATATTATGCTTAACCATATAAATATTTAATGCTCTACTAATACCCAAACGTTCCTTAATTTTTAAATCAAAAGTTACATTATTAAATTTTTCGGAAGTAAAATATCCAGATAATTTCTTAGTAGTTGGATCACGGCAAAATGAATAAGTATAAACAGGATTGAGGCTATTTTCATCTACATCACCATTATTATTATCTAATCCCATATTACAGGCAGATTTAAAATGCATATATCTTGATACTGATTTGTAAAAAGTTGATGGAGCGTTATTAATTAAATCATTTCCATTAAATGAAATAGAGGCATTTTCTAAATCATCCAAAAAATTAAAATTATTTTTAAGTGTATTCTGTATATTCCACATAAAGTATCTGATATAATGACTTTTAGTTACCATAATTTTTTTAGATTGTTTTTCAGGTGTTATTGAACTATTATCAAGTTGTTCAACTGATTCAATTAAATATTCTAAAGGTTTATTTGCAAATTGTTGTTTTTCTATAGAACTGATTTGTGTGAAATTAACTAATAATTCTATATCGTTTACTACATTTGTTGTTTTTGAGAAGTTTTTAAGATTTACATTTACACCCACATTTGGATTATTCAATGCCCACATTGGGAAAGCTAATCCTGGTGATTTGTGAAACCATAATGGAAGTGGAATAGTAAGATGAATATATTCTTCATCTGAGTGCGTTGATAATTTATCATATGAGAACATATCAACCAGATTTTTTTTTTCAGCTTCGTTATAATTTATTTCAAAGTAAGAAAAAATAAAGTCGCTTGTTAATTTAGTTAAAGTTTTATCATTGTATAAAAACTCTACATTATCAATTATATTAAAAATAGTTTCATAATTTCCAAAATTACTTTTAGACCACTCGTCATCGATATTTATTTTTATTCTAAGATATATCTCATTGATAAGGTCACCATTGTTTTCTAATCTAAAATAGTGAGAACTATTAGGGGAAGCATAATCTCGTAAATTTTTATCATTAGCATTAATAATACTCCAGTCAAGTCCAAATTGAGTATGATTTCTATGAGTTTTTTTGAAATGCGTATGTTTAGAATTTTTGGTTAAAAATGCGTCTTGTGAGCCGACAGCTTGCAATACTATTCTGGCATGTGACATTTTATTATAAATACATATTTTTAATTATAATAAAATTACTAACTAATTAGAGAACAACACAGAACTCATACCACTCATTATTCTCAATATATTGTAATTAACAGCATAAATAGTAAGTACTTTACTTTGTAAGTCAAAATTAGTAGCTACAGTACCAGATGCATCGCTATATTCTTCTACCTTAATAGGATTAGGTAATATTTTAGTATTATGTTCTAAATAAGCGATAAATGTTTTATTATTATTAGTACTTTGATTTAAAAAATTTGTATTTTTTACTGTAATTAATACCGGTCCCTTTTTAATTGATTCTTTAAATTTATTATCCATTTCTAATTTTAATTGGCCAACACCTTCTCCATCAATAACATTATAAATTCCATTTTCAGATTGATTATTTTGGTCTTTTAGTAATACTCTGTCTCCAGTGCTTAAATTCGGGGAATCGCCAGATGAAATAAATCCATCAAATGTTGTCACAGTATCAGTATTTAAAGGAAAATCACCAGGTTCATTTACACCATCATTAAAGGGTGAAGATACACGTACAGTTGTTTCTTCAAATGGTGTTTTTCTTAATAATCTATATTTTAATTCAGCAGTTTCTAAGTTAGAAAAATTAAGAGAACCTGAGGGCTGTGGATTGCCCGGAGTAAGACATAAAGAATATTTGTAAATACCAGACCCTTTACTGTAATCAATATATTCTTTAGCTGGAGCTGTTGACAAACCAGCATTAAAAAAATTATCATTTAGATTTTTCAAGTTACAACCATTATAAAACTGGAAATGTTGTATATTTCTATAAAAAGAGGCGGGCAATTCCTCAGTCATTTCCTTTCCATTTAGAACCAAGCTTGCTCCAATCATCTGTTCATGGCCTACTTTAAAACTATTCCAATAATTGGTTGATAATATACCTTTGTTATAGTAATTTAAAAGAGTGCTATTATTTTTATATATAGCAGCATTACTATCCTGAAACGTCCATACCAATTCAGTTACAGGATGATTAAATCTTAACTGTGTTTTATGATTTATTTTTTCATAGGCATCACGTTTTTCATTTTTAAATAATTTTACCGGATTATGTAGACTTGTTTGTAATTGTGTAATCAAATATTCGTGACTATTAGAGGCAAATAAGCGTCTTTCTTCAGAATCAAGGTGGATAAATTCACATAATAATTGTATTTGTGATATGTTTACGTTTTCATCTCTTGTATCTTCTAAAGGATCGCTTGCATTTTCGGCATATCTGTCTACAGTATCTTTATTTGCAAGTTTAATCTCAAATTTAACATCACTATATTGTAATGCAATAAGTGGTAAGGCACAACCTACATTATTGTTAAACCAAAATCTCAACGGAATATATACGCGGTTTTTATTAGATGACTCTATCGGGTGATTACTTATCATTTCACCTAAAGCTGTTTGTTTATCAGATGTTTCATTAAGTTCATGCCATATATGTAACCAAGAACCATAATGTCTATCAACACGTTGACCTCCTAAAAATAAATCAATATGTTCTACTAAATTGTATGCTAATGGTGTAATTTTCTTTAAATTATCAGATGTAGTTTCTATATCAAGTGATAAATACATTCTATGCAACAAATCACCATTTTTAGGTATCTCGACATATAATTTTTTACCAAGACTTCTGCTTGAATCACCTACTAAATTGACAAATTGATAATCAATTGCAAAATTAGTGTGCCGTTTATAAACCGATTTAAAAAATGTGAACGATGGATTACCTGTTAGATATTTATCTTGCTCACTTTTAATTGCTAATGTTAAATAACCTAATCCCATTTATACTATAAGTATATATTAATTTTATTTAAAATACTTAATCAAAAACCAATTAATTATAAATTGAAATAATTTTTAATACTATATTTTTATTTAAACATTATATACATCATATATATACATCATTATGTCCGAAAATATTAAACTGAAAAGATTAATTACTAATAATTATAATAGACCCGAAACAACATATCAAGATACATTACAAAATAAAAAATCTATGTTAGAAAAACTTGAAAATTATGAAAGAGTTGATAATATAGAAGATGTTGGTCTTAAAACACACGTAAGGTATGTTACACTGCACAATGAGACTCGTCAACAGGTATTCAGATTAGGTGGGTTACTTGAAGAGATCCATCCAAAATATGTTAAGTTATCTAATGGAGAATTTACATGGTCTGTTCAGCGATATCATTATTCTGAAGATCAGAGTGAATCAGAGCCTATATTTGAAACGGCATTTTGGAGGATAATTTCCAAAGAAGATTTATTATATAAAAAAATAGAAGAACAACATGATGAAATTCAAGACTTAAAAGATCAGATTAATGAATTAAAGCAAGAAAATTTTCAACTTAAAAATAATAACAGATAAATCTATTTAAAAATTTTTCATAATTATAAGTATAAATATGAAAGATTTAAGATTATCAGATGATGAATTAATATCCATTATACCAAAAAATAAGATTTTTATAATGTATTTTTTATGTATATTTTTAGTTATAGTATTTATTCAATCTCTTGGTTTATTATTTAATTATTTTTACGTTTAGGTTTTTTCCCTCTAAGTCCTTTAGATTTTACAGAACGGTTTCTTGTAGGAGAACGTATTTTTCGGGTTGTGTTTTTTACCGATGATAGTATCTTCTTAGGTGATTTCTTAGGTGATTTCTTAGGTGATTTCTTAGTTTTTTCAGAATTTATCTGTCTACCGAGATTTATTCTTGTTAATTTTTTTTTTTTTTGTAGATTTTTTGTAGATACATTACTGTTAAGAGGAATCATTGATTTCCTGACTAACTGATTATTTCTATATTTTTTAGTAACAATAGAATCATTATTTATTTTTGTTATTTCATGAGATGTATTGATATTGCCATCAACATTTGAATACTCAGAGGAGAAAGAATAGCCTAAAAAAGAATTATTCATATAATTATATGTTAGAAAAATATTTAGGTTTGAGTATATTGTAAATGGTCTGTACCAAATACCCTCATATTAGCCCAACCAGCAGTAGCATCCCAAGTTTTAGTGAAAAAATCTTGTTGAATAAGCCATAAAATGAATAATACAAGTAAGATAAGGATAGATGCAGTAGATACCATAAGCATTAATTGTCTATGTTTTGCATTAACAATATCTTTGTAGTTAGTTAATTTAGAACATGCATTTCTGAATTGTGTTTCATTGTAACATCTTAATTTTGAACCATAATTTCGTGTATTATTTGGATTATTATTATTAGAATAATTTACAACTGTGTCAGCTTTTTGAGCTTGTGTAGCTCTTGCATTTTGATCTGTTCCTGAAGCTATGACTAATTTATTATAAAAGTCGTCAGTACAATTGGATGGTTTATGCATAACTATTCTGATTACATCTTCAGTGCAAGGAAACCTGGATATAGAACCTTTGTAGGCATAAAAAGGCATACCAGCACTTGGATTTTTAAATAAATTGAATGCGTTCCATGAATCTGGTGTATTCATATTGCTTCTTTGTGAAGGTTTTTGAGGACTTGGCATATTATCTTTAAAATAATCTAAAAATCTGACACTCGGTGATTGTGCTGGGTTAATTTCAAGAAAAACAGATATTATAAGTAATGCACCAGATGAAGGACATCTGTGATTAAGTTGAACCTCTACTGGATATGCGGAAACAGATGTTTGTCCTTTTTTAATGGTATGTTCACTTGGAACAGAAAAAGAAATTTTTTCTAACTCAAAAATATCACCATTATAAATAACATACGAACCAGTATCATAATCCAGTACAATATGGTGTCTCGATTTTGTAATATTACATCTTGATGTTCTATAATAAAATTTTAAATCTGTTGAAACACTAGTCTCATTGGCATTAGCAGGAGCTGGCAACATAATTGGTGATTGTTGTTTTGTAGGATTAGTACAGAGGGATGTCCCGATTTTTTCTGTAGTTGTGCCTGTCATTATTATATTAATCATATTTTTTTTCTGGAATAATATTATTGTTCTATAATATAATGAAATTTTTCACTGAATACAAATCTACTATATTACTTCTCATAACAACTATAATATTTGGATATATTCTGGGATTAGCAATATCAACGGTTGTTGACTACCGTTTAAGAGACGCTGTAATCAATTTACCAAAACCAAAAAACAATATAATACTTAATATTGATAAGGAAAATCATAAATTGTTAGCTAAAGAAAAATTTGTTGATTATGATTCAGATTTGGAAGAATATACAAATTCTGGAAAAAATAAAGATAAAAAATCTAACTTAAAAAAAAATAAAAAGAGTAAAACTAAGAAATCTAAAGATGTAAAGTCTAGAAAAATTACAAAAAAATCAGATAAAAAACTTGAAAACCATAGTGATAAATTAAGTGATCCAGAAAATAAAAAAAAATCTAAGAGGAAAAAATCTAATAAAAAGGCAGATTCTAAGAGTAAAAAGACAGTTAATAAAATAAGATCTAACAAAAAAGAAGATAAGATGGCAAATGAAAAAAAAGAAGGCTTTGAAAATTACAATGCAGTAGAGATGAGTAATAATTATTCACAGATAAACAGTGATTATAAGTTGAAACCAAATGGAAAATTATTTGTCAATCTTACTCAAAAAGATTCTAATTTAAATAAATATTCTCGAATGTACAATTCCAATAAAAAAGAGCCTAAAGTAAACTTTCTGGAAGCAGCTAACCAAGAAGATACTGACCAAGCATACGAATCCATTTTTAAAAAATAATTATTGTACTGGTTCATTACTATCATTACTATCATTACTATCATTACTAATATGATTAATATCATTTGTATCGTTATCTGAATCAGAATCTAGAATTAATTCATCTAATTTATAGTCTTCATCAAAATTTACATCCAAACTATCAACAGTACTATCTATTGTTTGTTCATCACTATTCAAAGTTGCATCCGAAATAGATTGATTTTTTAATTCAAGTAATTTTATTGAAGCTTCTAAGTCATTAATATTTTGATTTAATTGGTCTATTTTCTTTTTATAAAAAGATTGTAAGTCGTTAATTTCATCTCTATGAGTATTTTTAATTGTATATAGTTTGGTTTCAAGTGAACTTATCTTAATTTTATAAGCCCTATTAGCTACGGATGTTTCTTTTAAATGCTTGGTATATACTGTATTTATAGCATTATATGCTAAATTAATTTTCCTAAATTTAGAATCCATATCAGCTATAGTTTTATCATATTTAGATTTAATAGTATCAATATCTTTTTCAGAATAAGAAACTATATCTTTTTTTTTTCTATACTCATTAAGTTCAGCCATTTTATTAACATTGTTAGTTATAATATCAGTTAAATTGTTAATTGTATGCTTAAAATTCTGTATGACTATATCTTTTTCATCAGCAATTGACCTTATGTGAGAAACTTTATTACTCATGATGTTATAACAATATATATTTTATTTTTTTTTATAACGTTGTTTATGCTTAAAGGTTATTTATCTTATTATTTTAATATGTCTGATAAAATTAGTAATAATGGTGACCATCCGCCATCTGATAGTGATGAAAATACAAATAAGGTGTACAACGAGATTAAAAGTTTTGATGAATTAAGTATAGATGAAAATTTATTGCGTGGAATATATTCGATGGGATTTGAATGGCCTTCTGCTATTCAAAGAAAAGCAATCGCTCCTATGTTAGATACAGAAGACTTGATTGCACAAGCTCAATCAGGTACAGGTAAAACTGCAACATTTTTGATTGGTGCGCTTCAAAAAGTAGATAAATCAATAAAAAAACCTCAAGTATTAGTTCTCTGTCCCAATAGAGAACTTGCTCAACAAATTAATTTTAACTTCGAAGGTTTGAATGCCTTTTGCAAAGTTAAGGGTGCATTAATTATGGGAGGTACATTAGTAGAAGACAACTTCAAAGCTCTTGATAATGGTGCACAATTTATTGTTGGTACACCTGGAAGAGTTTATGATATGATGAAGAGATATGCTCTTAAAACAGATAATTTAAGGTGTTTTGTGATGGATGAAGCAGATGAGATGTTATCTAAAGGATTTAAAGATCAAATATGTGAAATTTTTCAATTTATCCCAAAACATACACAGGTATGTATATTTAGTGCAACAATGCCAGCAAGTGCTCTTGAAATAACTGATAAATTTATGAAAAACCCTAATGAGATACTTGTTAAATCTGAAGAAATTACATTAGATGGTATTAAACAATTTTATTTGGGCGTTGAACATGAAAGTTGGAAAACTGCAACTTTATTTGATTTATATGAACATTTATCTCTTAAACAAACTATTATTTTTTGTAATTCCAAGAGAAAAGCTGAATGGTTAAAAGAGCAACTTCTTAATGAAAATTTTACGGTTTCTTGCATTCACAGTGATTTATCACAAGTTCAACGTGACAGAACAATGAAAAATTTCAGAGTAGGTACCAGTCGTATTTTAATTGCAACGGACGTAATTGCTCGCGGAATTGATGTGCAACAGGTAGAAATTGTTATTAATTTTGATATTCCACGTGATATTGAGACATATATTCATAGAATTGGCCGCTCTGGTAGGTTTGGAAGAAAAGGAATTGCAATTAATTTTGTAACCGATAAAGAATTTAATACTGTCCAGCGTATTCAACAGTATTATTCTACCTCAATTGAACCTTTACCTGAAAATATTAAAGAACTGATAGAATAAATCAATTATAATTAAATTAACATTATTAAATTTTAATTATGTTAATATATTAGATGGTTCAAAAAACACTTAACCAAGAAACAATTTATAATTCAGTTGTTAAAATTATATGTAATAAAGCATCAGTTGATTTATTATTGCCATATAAAATAAGTTCCCATGGCCAATCAATTGGAACAGGTTTTTATATTAATAAACAAGGTAATATTTTGACTGCGGCTCATGTAGTAGAAGATGCAGCAGAATTATGGATTAACATGCCACAATATGGTAAAAAAATATTTCGTGCAGAGATAGTTTCAGTATATCCTGATTTTGATATAGCAATTATAAAAATACATAATTTTAAAAATAAAGATTACATTAAGATTGGTAATTCAGATAAAATAAGATTACGTGATGAAGTCTATGTCATAGGTTATCCTAACAATCCTGATTATCCAATTATTACATCCGGAACAATTTCTGGTTCCAGAACAAATTATATTCAGACCGATACTCCTGTTAATTCTGGTAACTCAGGTGGTCCATTACTTAATAAAAATAATGAAGTTATAGGAGTAACATCCAGTATTATTAAAAACAGTCAAAATAGTAGTCTTATTACTCCTATAAATATTTTCAAAGAAAACAAAAGGTTAATGATGGAAGACAAAGGAAAAATAATTTATAAAAATGTGCTTGGTACTTTATTTGTTAATAGTACAGATAACTATAAAGAATTATATGGATATAGTGGCAATTGCAGAGAAGGCATTATAATTAAAAAAGTATTAGAACAATCACCACTTTTCGGAAAGGTAGAAGAAGGTGATGTGATTTGTTCAGTAAATAATGGGAAAAAAACATATAAACTTGATTATTATGGTGAATCAAGTGAAAAGGATAGAGCAGGTAAAATATCTTTATCTGATATTATTAAACGTTGTAGACCATATCAAAAGATATCATTAACTGTTTGGAGTCTAAAGAAAAAAAAAACACGTAAAGTTAAAGTTGAAGTAAAAACATTTGAGGATATATATCCAGTTAAAAAACTTTTTTTCCCGTTAAGTAAAATTGATTATGAGATATATGCTGGATTTATTGTTATGGATTTAACAACAAATCATCTTTCACTTCCAGAATTTAGACATCTTTTGTATATAATTCGTAATCAAGAAATTTACAAAAATCAACTTGTTATTACACATATTTTTCCCAGTTCAAAAATATCAGAATACAATAGTATTTCTGAGTTTACGCTTGTTAAAAAAATTAATAATAAAGATGTAGACAGTTTGGAATCATTCAGAAAAGCTATTAAAAAACCCATTGTTTCAGGTAAGAGTAAGTTTTTTACTATGGAAACAAGTGGATATGATAGAGTTATATTAAGTCTTGATGAGATTAAACGAGAAACAGATAATATTAAAAAAAAATTTTTATTAAAGTAAAATAAAATATTAATATAAAATATACATGTTAAATTTGGTAAAAAATATGACAGATAACCTTTCAAGAGAACAATTACTTATGATTGTAGTAGCATCATTAGTTGTAATTGGATATGGTATGTATTTATTACACGGATGCTGGAATAAATCACAACCCGTAGACAGAACTTTAATGGCATACAATGAACATTTCAGTAATAATAATGCTGAATTTATAATGTTTTACGTAGATTGGTGTGGACACTGCAAAAATACAAAACCAGAATTTCAAAAGTTAATGGATGTAGGAATTCAAGGTGTTGATGTTAAAATGCTTAATGCTGAAAAGGAAGGTGAAGAAAGAGCCAAAAAAATGAATGTAGAAGGATATCCTACTATTGTATTAGTCACAAAAGATGGTAATACTCAAACTTGTAATGCCGAAAGAAATGTAGACAGTTGGAAAAATTGGGTTGAAGAAAGAGTATAATAAATAATTTAATAAAAATCTATTAAAATATTTACATATTTGCATCAAATATACGTACATTATTATTACCACCTCTTAAATTAACAGCATTTTCTGTGTCATTGAGAGGGTAATGTACATTTGAGTCTTTATGGGAAGTATCGTATGAATTGCAGTTACTTAATGGAGGTCCTTGTGTTGAAAAATGTTCCATATTAAGAGTTTTATCTACAAATCTTGCACCTTCATTAATGTTTGCTTCTGAAAGATTTGCTACTTCATTGGTTAATTGTGATCCAGTAGTTAAAACGTTATTGCCTGTAACAGTAGCAAGTGTACTGATATTAGAAACTGTATCGGCAGCAATACCAGCTACATTTCCAATTGTGTTTCCTACTACATTTGCAGTGGTGCCAACTGTATCAGCAGCAAAATCAGCTACATTACCAACAGTATTAGCTGCCAAGTCTGATGTGGCATCTACAATACGTACTACACCATCGGCTCCCTTTCTTACGGCTTGAGCAGTATCTTGAGCAGTGTCAGTTACAACACGGTTAACATTAGTTAGTGTATTTCCTACAAGTCCTGATACATCAGTTACTGTATTTGCTACTAAGTGTCCACCACTTATTCCTGTAGCAGCAATTGTGTCAACAGTATTATCCAGAGTATTAACACCAAGTCTTCCTATATTACTTACAACATTTGAAGATGCTTTAATCGAATTATCTATTACATTACTTCCGGCTTCAATGTAATTTGGTACTAAGGCTCCTACATTTTTAAGTACATCGTGAGTATGCAATACATTCATTGTTACAGTAAATATGATTACTATTGTGATTGCTCCGACAAAATCTCTATTAGACATGTATACAATAATAAATAATACAGCTGCTCTAAACATAGGATTATTGAATAATGACATTAATGTTGGAGGTAATCTTGTATGTAATCTTGGTCCGTAAAGAGCCAAAAATAATGCTAATACAGACATCGCATAAACATTTTCAACTAAAACTTTTGGATTAAGTAATCCTGATAAAGTTTTTACTATTTCTACCATATATAATAGATTAATAAATTTATTTGAATAAATGTATTAATTATTAAACTTCTTACATAAATTTTTAATAATAGTATCAATATTTATTTTGCGTAAAATAACTGATAAAATTAGAGCTAAACACATACTATTGATTTCATTCTTAGAATAATTATAGTATATAATTGAAACTGCTGATGCTATTAAAATTTGAAATTTGTTGTCTTTAATGTTAACTAACATTTAATATAATAAAATATTTTATAGAGATTTGTATTTATTTATTACATTAGAAATATGATTTTCATAATTTTCTAAATTTTCATGTAGTGTACTATTGTTATCATAAGTTTCTATACTTTTGAAGTTAAAAAATCCGTCACCTTCATTTTCAGATGTTTCATGAGTTGGTGGATTAGTAAAATCAACATTTACATTTTCAAAGGTTTCATTTAATGCAGGACGTTCAGTATATTTTTCAAGTTGGTCCTTTACTCCGTTAACTAATCCTCCGAATTTTTCTCTGGCCATATTAACATATGTATCAAGTGAATTTTGTTTAGAATCATCTTTTGCTTCAGATTTGGAATCATCTTTTGCTTCAGATTTGGAATCATCTTTTGCTTCAGATTTAGAATCGTTAGCTTCTGGAGATTTTTCATCCCAATCTTCATCATCTTCACCTTCATCTTCTACTTCATCTTCATCATCTGCTTCTACCTCATTCTTACTATGATCTTTGTATTCCTCAAAAAAATTATCTAATCGTTTCATGTCGCTGAAATTTTCATTAAAACCAAATTTTTCTCTTAATACGTTATGGCAATGACACGAATTACTCAAACTCATGACTAAGAAAAAAGCAATTGTTATCATTAAAGCAGTTTGTAGATCTTTATTAGACATGTAAATAATAAGAAGAATTACAGCGAATCTAAAATAACTATTGTTAAATAAATCAACTATTTCAACTGGTAATTTTGGATGTAGTCTTGGTCCATAAAAAGTAAGTAACATAGCTATTAAACCATAGTAAACAGGTTTATTCGTAATTTGATTCATAACTTTGTTAATATCAATCATATATAATATTAATAGATAAAAAAAATTATCAGCTATCATTGGAATTGATTTCATCTTTAATTGACTCAATCATTTCATCAATATTGACAGATTCTTTTGTTTCAATACTTTCTGTCTCAATTTTTCCAAATAAATTACTATAATTTTTCATAAATTCATCATATCCCAGTTGAATTAAATTTTGCTTTGTATCTGAATCAAACTTAAGAGTTGAAATATCATAATCAATATCTAAAATTATAGTATTTTTTTTATACTTTTCTTTTAAATAATTTTGCATTATACCCATTACACACGATGTAACATTGTATATATAATTAGTTAACGAGTTTATAGTTGTTTTTTTAACTGATGTATTAAAAATAATACCATAAGATATGTCCATTTCATCTTTAAAATAATCAATGGGATAATTATTAATAAATGCACCGTCCATATAGTGATTATCATTGTAACAAATACTCTTAAAGTAAATAGGAATACTTATAGATATTCTTACTGCAAGATAAACAGGCATATCTGGTGTTGTTTCATAAGAAAAATATTCATATTCTTTAGTAGATATATTAGCTGCACCTACTATAAATTTTAGGTCAGGATTAAATTCATGTAAATCCTTAAATGTTGCATTTTCATTATTAAGAATTTGTCTTATTATAATTTTAAGCAAATTAGATATTTTAAAACCATTATCTATCCCATAATCGCAACTTATATTTAATATAGATTCAATATTAATATTATATATTTGTTCGAGTGATAATGAATTAAGTATAGTTTCTATTTGATGGCTTGATAATCCAAGAACAAATGGTAGTGTAAATAATGATCCAGATGATACACCTAATATAGTCTTTAAGTTTTTTTTTATATTTAATTCTTCCAATGCCCTTAAAACTCCTATATAACTTATTCCTTTAAAATGACCTCCACTGAAAACAAGATTTTTGATAGCCATTATATTTATTATTGGACAATCTGTTTTTAATTAAAAATTAAAATATCATACATTATTAGTATGATTAATATATTTAATCTTAATAAATCGCGGGATGAACGTGAAATTAATAGGTTTACTACCTATAGAAAAATCTTAGAAAAATGTCACAGAAGAATAGAGATTAATAGTGAAAAAAAAGTTACACATTGTATATTTACAATACCTAAGATGGTAATTGGTTTACCTGCTTATGACCAGGTTAAATGTGCGGAATATTGTATTGATAAGCTTAAAAAAAATGGTTTTGTAGTAATTTACACATATCCTAATTTAATTTATATATCATGGGAACATGTTCCATCTGCTATAAAAAATCCAGAAGTTAAAAACATGGAGCTTGAAATTAAAACAAATCCCTATAAAGATTTTAGTTATTTAATTCAAAATATGAATCAAAAAAACAATCTAAATTTAACATATTTTAATAAAAACTTATTAGAATATAATAATTTGGATGATAAATTAGATAACAATAGTTTAGATAGTAAGATTTTTAATAATACTTCTAATAATTTTGACAATACATCAAAAGACTCTTGTTTATAATATTGATTTTAGAATTTTCTCATTAAACCAGTTATATTTTCCATTATTAATATTAATACAATTCCTGCAATAATGAAAGTTAATAAGTCCATAAAGTTATCTGATGAATTAGATTTATTATGCTTAAGTTCATCAATAACTCTTCTTAGATTCATATTTTCTTGACGTAATTCATTAATTATTTCTAAATGTTTTGTTGAAGTATTTTCTTCAGATTTTTTACTCATACTTTTAAATTCTTTCATCATAGAGGCATTTGAACTAAGATCATCCGATTGATTTAAATATTCATCATTTAGGTTTTCATATTCTTTAATATTGAACTCGTTAATAGGCAAATCATCCGAAATGGAAGCCGTATGTTGGTCATTAAGTTGTACAGTATTATCTCTGTGTAATATTGTTTTGTGTTCATTATTAGGTAATCGTGTCTCTGGGCCACTGTGTTCTGGTAAACGATTATAGTTTCTGGATAAACTTCTTGATTTTTTTACCTTTCTTTTAGGTTTTTTATTTTTACATTCTATAGAATTACCATTTCTATTAATTAACTCTGAATTTTTAAGATATATATCTTTATATTCAGGTTGTGGGTCTCTCGCATTATCGATATCTAAAATGGACGGATCAATACTTTTACTCCAAGCTTCTTCAATTGTACAATAAGGCATTAACTTATATAAAATAGAGATTTTTTATTTTAAATTTTAATTCAATAATAAAGAATAAACTAAATAATGCTTAAACTAAAAAAAATAATGTCCTATATATAATATAAATGAAAGTTCTTGACAGTGTAAATAATCTTTTGAATAACCAAACAGTAGTAAATGTATTAACATTAATATTAGCCCTTTATGCAGCTCTTGCCGCTCCTGCTTTACCTAACAGTGTTATTTTATTTTTTGATACGTTAGTTGGTAAATTATTATTATTATTTTTAATTGGATACACTGCATCACAAAATATCCAAGTATCTCTAATGGTAGCTGTAGCTTTTGTAGTAACTCTTCAAGTTATTAATAAAAGACAAACCGAAGAATATATTAATTTTTTAAGAAGAGAAAATTTTATTTCTCTTGTTCAAGATACAGAAGAAGCTGATTCTGTAAAATTAGAAAGTTTTAAAGGAGCTGTAAATAAAGGTGTAGAAAGATTTATAGAAGAACAAAAATCCGAAGATATAGCTGAAGAAGAAGTCGAAGTTGACGAAGAAGGCGAAGATGAAGTAAATGAAGAAGTCAATATCGATGAAGAAGTCGAAGTTGACGAAGAAGTTGAAGTTGACGAAGAAGGCGGAGATGAACTCAATGAAGAAGCCGAGGTTGCCGAGGTTGCCGAGGTTGCCGAAAATTTTACTAATAGTCATGGCCTTGAAGAAGTAGATATCGAAGAATTTCAAAATATACAAGAAAATTTCCATGGCAGAATGCATAAATGGGAACATTTTGATGTAAAACCGGCCGCTAACAAAAAAGAATTATTTGCACCAGTTGATTATTAATTATAGTATGTAAAATTATAGAAATATTTTATAATTTTATATTATAATATGGATTTAAATACATTAAAAACAAATTTACTTAAACTTGATTTTATCCGCGATACGTATCAAACCGTTAATGATTATTATTCAATGGAAAATTTAATTATTCTCCTATCAATGATTTATATTTATGTATTTTCTAAATATTCACCAAAGAGTATAGTAAAATTTGTAAAAAACCCTATGGTATTAATATGTATACTTGCATATATCATTTATGTATATAAATTTAGTCTCAAAGCATCTATATTTTTATGTATAGCATTAATTCTTACCATTACCAGTGAAGATGAAATACAATTTAGAGATGAATTAAGTGAAAAATATTTTAAACCTATAATTAATAGAGAAGGTTTTACAGATAAAGAGGGTGAAGATGATATTGAAGTAGAAGAAGATGTTCAAGAAGATGCAGATGAAGCAAGTGATGAAGATGAGGATGAAGAGGATGAAGATGAACAAGAAGAGGATGAAGATGAGGATGAGGATGAAGAGGATGAAGATGAGGATGAAGAGGATGAAGAGGATGAAGATGATGACCAATTCAAAACATTTGACGATGCATACGAATATCAGAAAAATATGGAAGAAAATTTTGTAAAATATGGAATGGTTCCTGAAGATTCTATGCATGATACATTTAAGAATTTACACGATGCTATTCATAATCTTGAGAATTTTATGAATTCTAATAATTCAAAATAGAATAAAAAAATTAATATATATTAATGAGCAATTTGAACAATACAAATGTGGTTTTAAATAACATTAATACAAATAAATATTTTTATGCTGTTGCAATGATTTTACTTAACATGGGTTCAAAATATATAGACGTCGACCTTGGAGATGAACACAAGAAATTTTTATCATCTAAAGTAATAAGAAGAATAGCTATATTTACTGTTGCTTTTGTAGCTACCAGAGATGTAATTGCTTCGCTTATTATAACATCATGTTTTGTAATATTAGTGCTTAATTTATTTAATGTAAAAAGCGAAAATTGTATATTACCAAAAAATTATAGGAAGCTTGATAAAAATAATGATGGTGAAATAACACCCGACGAAATCGAACATGCATATAATCTACTTAGAAAAGCTGGAAAATTATAAATAAATAGTAATAAATTATTATTCATTTATAAAGTATTTTATTTAGTTTAGATTAAGATTGATAGAGCGTTTACCACGGCTACGATTTAAACCACTTCTTCTACTTGATCGTGATGTTATTTCAGAAATTTCATTTGTATTGGATTTTAAGTCCGCAAGAATATCATCAACACCTACAGGTTCAGGTATTTTAGCACTGCTATTATTAAATGCAGACCTTTCTGATGAAACTTCCTCTACTTCATTTACTCCAAAAGGAGCTGCTGAATTGGCAGGTTGTGGTGGTGTCATTGGTTCAGGCTTTTTATTATATTCAGGTGGTGTGGGCATTGGTCTATTTCCTGCCATTGGTTGTTGAAAACCTCCTTGTCCTGGACCTCCACCTGGTGCAAAGTTATTGAAAAAATTAGCAGCAGCACGTTTTTCCCCGTCCATTTGATTAATAGCAGCATTAGCGAATTGTTTCATTAATTCTGGATTTTGTTTCATTATATCTTCCATACCTGGTACTGAATTCTTAAACATAGAGTTTGTTATGTGATACATGAAAGCTGAACCTCCCATCATAAACATTAATTTTATTTCAGGTGCCATTTTGGCTTTTTCTTTGTATTTTTCATGTAATTCCTCAAAAACTTCATCATATTCATTAATGTTTTCATTAACTTGTTCAGACCAACCATCTAACTTGAAATCAAGAAAATCTAACTTACTATTGAGCAATTCAGTTCCTGTTGCAAACGCTACAAGACATTTACGTTGAAATTTAATTGAATTTTCAAGTTCTCTCGCTTTTTTAATCTTAATATATTCGCCACGCATTTCCTCTAAATCACTTGACATATTGTATTTTTTTACACCTTGAACACCTAAACGTCTGTATTTTTCAAGCTGCCATAAAATTTCCTCTTTTTCTTTACGTTCTTTATTAGGGTCGAAGTTGAATTGTTGGAACTCTTCCATATTAGGTTGATTAAACCCAGATCTCTTACTTGTTCTGCTCACTACATCATCATTATTAACTAACTCAGGTGCAACTCTTTTTTCAACACTTGCTTTACTCTTATAGCTGTGATAACTAACCTTGCTGTGTGTGTCATTCTTATTTAGATTGTCTATGTCTGTTTCTGTTACCAATTGTGGCTTATTTTGAGCATCATTTTTATCAATAAAAGCATCTATTTCGCTCTGACTCAATCTGGATGTTCTATCAAGATTTAAATCATCATCAATCTTAGAGGTTCCTCTGCTTATCATATTATTAAAGTCTACCTCATGTGATGTATTTAAATCAATAACATTAGTATCACTATTATCGTTGTTATAATTGTTTCCTGAATTATGATTTGAGGGACGGTATTGCTCTCTACTATTATCATTTAAATTAATTGCTTTATTTAATTTTTCATTATCCGTTTTATTTACTTTTTCCTTATTAACAAGCAATTCAAGTCCTATATCAACATCTTTATTTGAGGATAATTCAACTTTGTCCATAATATCAGTTTTCATAATATCTCGATTATCATCGATTTTGTTAATTGTAACTTTATTATTATAATTTTCTCCACTAGCACCACTTAGTACCTCTTCTATGTCATTATTTACTAAAAATTGTTTTTTATCACTATTATGATTAATTTTTATATTATCCATTTAATATTTTTTAGAAAACTATTCTTATATAATTACGCATTGTGCTTTTTTTTATAATAAGTTAAACATTGTAATAAAGCATCGGCTAAATCATCCTTTTTTTTATGTTCATTAAAAAATGCTAATTTATCAGTTTTATCTTTTATTATGCATTTGGTATATTCAATCGATAATTTTTTTCTTTCAGTATAACTATTTGCTTTACAGTTCAATTCTATTTTAGGTCCAGTGTAAACATCTAATTTTTTTCCAGCATTGAATAATGCAATTTTACCAACAGATTTATCAGTTGTTATACCATATATAAGAAAATAACTATAAAGAACCATTTGAATGGATTTCATTGTAGGATTTTTAAGAACTGGCTGATTTTCTATTACTACTATATCAACATCAAGTAAGTGTGGCTTCAATCGTAATTTTTTTATCATTTCACCCGTTAAATCAATTAATTCAATATCTTTTAGTTTTAATATTTTAGCCTTTTTCAAATTTTTAGGTGAGTATGTACTTGATGCAATTGATTGACATTTCTTATTATCACAAAATCCTATATTTTTTTCATTAGTAACTGCGTAATTTATAGCTAATTTATTACATAATTTCCCTCTATTTACCACTGAGCATTTAAGGTTTTTATCCAGTAAATTTTCTGTAATATCTATTACATCCCAATCTTCTATTTCAAAGCCATCTTCATTAAAATTCACCAAACAATATGCTAAATTTTTTATTCCTACATCAAACGATAGTATCTTAACCATATATACCTATAAAAATAAAATTTTAAGTAATAAGTTTATTTAGTTGAATAAATCATTATTGTTTTTTCTTCATACACCGAAGGCATAAGTTTATCTGTGTAAAGTTCCTCTCCACTCTTAATACAACCATCAATATCAAATTTGACTCGATTAAGGGGCGATGAAGTGCCGTTGCAAAAGTTAAATTTCATGTTAATAGAGCGTAAATCAGTTTTACAATAATCTGGAAATTTATCTTCATACAAATCATTCAACTCACTTTCATCTGTATTGTGTTCTGACCATCCAACAAGTTTATATAAATTTCGCTTCTCTATACGTTCAAGAATATTTTTAGATTGTTCGAGGTCTTTATTTTTACTAAATAGTATTTGATTGTAAATACTATCATCGTATTGTATAAGTTCTTCTGTTCCCATTGATGAAAAACCATAATGATTATCTGCATTTTTTAGAGCGTCTCCAATCATCACTTCGATAAGTTTAACCGTTTTATGATTATAAATATCCTTATGAAATCTATATCGTGTTCTAAACATTTCAAGAATATTAGATACAAGTGATTTTGAATAAATTACATTATTTTCTTTAATATAGGATTTATTTAGAATTCTCCAGGGATCAAATGCATAGTCCAGTCCTATATGCCGTGGGTCACGCTGAAGATAATCCAATTTATCAACGTCAATTGAGTTTACAGAATTATTAACTAAGTTGTACAAAGGATTCTTAAGATATGTATCTGTTTTTGGTTCGATCATTTCTTTTATTGTATCAATATTGTATGCATTCGTAAATCCACAGGATGTTCCAATTTCCTTAAATATATATTCAACTATATCACGAGAACGGTCTTCATGTTTCTTAGCATGACTTGATATAACTATATTATCAAATACATGAGAAAATGGCCCATGACCAACATCGTGTAATAATCCGGCCATTTTAATACAAAATTTCATGTCACTTGAGCAATCAATATTCCTTGAGTTACGTATCAAAAACTCATTATATTTTTCAGCAAGATATGATACACCTATACTATGTTCAAATCTTGAATGTGATGCAGATGGAAACACATGGTCAAGCAATCCAAGTTGTTTAACACGTTTAAGTCTTTTAACCCACGATGTATCAAGAAATTTTGTTTCTATTTCTGAATAGGGAATATATCCATATACGGTGTCAAAAATAAGTTTCATCTTTTCTAATATTAGAAAAAATAAAAAAGAATTTAATCAAATTTATTCATGTGGAACTGCACCACCCCAGAAATTGTTAGGAGTAGTGTTCTTTTCAGGATAACCACTTGCTCTTAGAATGTCTTCTTGAGTTCTTACAGGAAGTTGTTCTCTTCCGGAATAAAAGTGTGGATTTTCTCTTGGTACAGAATCATGTCCAGTAGGATAAGTTAATAATCTAAATGGAATTGCTTTTCCTAATTCAATTATATTAACATCATTACTTCCATTTGCTTCACATACTTTAACAAATACGGATGGTGGTATTAAGAGCGAACCTAAGCCTGCGTAATAGGAATTTGGGTATTGAACTCTGAATTCAAATTTACCACCTTCAATTTTGACAGCACCTTTATTTGGTGTGTTTTCAAAAGCGGTTTCTGGATTAGGATATGGTAATCCTGAACCGGAATATGAGGTTGTGTAAGTTGGTGGATTAGATGCCCAAAATAATAATTTTGCATTAGGAGAAAGTGTTTGAATTGTACCTCTTACAATAAATTCACCGCTTCCACTATCTAAAACAATACCTTCACACGAATATTTCTCAAATAAATTTTGTTTCCAATTATCACACATAATATATAATATTAACTTATTTTTTTAATTTATCATATTAATAATAATATAATTAATTTAAAGATTAAATGGTTCTGGGTCACCGCCTTGCATTACTTTTCCACCAGAAGGTACTGTATTTCTTTTACCACTGTTTCCTTGAGCAAGAGTATCTGCATGATTGTAATAATTAAATAAATCATTACTACTGGCACAGCAACTGGATAAATTACTTTTTCTTACATTTTTAGACCAGTCTTTGCAATCAGAATTTGAACCGTAGTTTCTTCCATTTCCAAGCCCAGATGAAGTTTTCATTTGAGTATTGCATGAATTTCCGTCACAAGATGTCCTTGTTTGTTCAGGTAACATCGTTTCATCACAATCACCACAATTATTTTTTTGAGTGGCGTATGCTCTGTTAAGGTTCATTAATCTTTCACCATTGTGTGTTAAAAACATTCTATATTGATGAGAATTACTTATAGCGTTATTTGACCGTACAAGATTATTAATATGACAGTTAGAACGGTAATCAGTAAAATGTCTGCCATCGTCCATTCTTGGAGGACAATCAAAATGTTTATTATCACTTGTTTTATGACAACTCATATTATATATAATATCTTAATATTTTATTATAAAACACTTATACTTAATTATCTGAAATATTTATTGTATTATTGCTTGCACTGTTTAATATGCTACTGTCTAAATTAATTAATCTGCTAACTAATTCCTTTTTAGCCCCTGTTTGACTTAATCCATTTCTTTTACACAAATCTTTTAGATCCTTTAAGGTGTATTTAGATACTATAACTTCTATTTCAATTTCATCACCTATTTTATTGTTTTTACTATTAAGTTCTATATTTTCTGCACTTTCACGCTCTTCTAACTCTTGCAAATCCTCGGGATTTTCAGTGTCATCGACGGGTGAAATTTGTTGAGTATTCATCATAGTATCAGTATTTTTTTCAGCCTGTATTAATGCATTTAGTTCAGAATTATTTTCATTATTGTAGTTAGCAAGTTCTTCGTATTCGGATGATATATTAGGTAATTTTTCTCTATTACTTATATCACAATGTTCGTTTGTGTATTCCGATGCACCCTGAACATCATTTTCTGCAGTTTCATTAAGTATATTTTCTATTCTATTATCCTCATCTAAATTATTAATATTAGCATTATTTTCTGATTCTTCATCGATTAATCTATCCAGATGTTCTATTTGATTGTTAAGATCTTTAACTTCATTCTGAGTTCTTTCTAAACTTTGTGATGAGTCAACCGAATCTACTTCTTTTTCTATACAAGTATTTTCAGTTTCATCGACTCCCGAATCTTCTGATTTTTCAGGAGAATCGCTAACATCTGATTGCTGTTTTATAGGAATATTTTGTGCAAGTGATTGTTTGTTTAAAAATGTTTCTATAGTATCTAATCTATTATTTACAGTGTTTATGTGACGATATAGTAACAAAGCTCCAACTATAACTAATGATGTAGCTAAAATAATTAATATATTTTTGGTATCCATTTAAATTTTTATTAGATTTTAATATTATAATTTAAACTTATAAATGTATAAATAATTTTTTTCTTTTTATTTTCTGCAAATATATAAATGGACTTTAAATTACAATACAAAGTTGAAAAGGAATACAAAACTTTATATAATGAACTAATTAAATTTGTAACTATACTCGTAGTACTTAATCTTTTAATGTTTTTATCTAATCCAAGCGAAAATGTATTCATGGGAACCACCTTTGTGAAATTCATGGTATGTATTATACTTGGGTTGGTAACTTATTGGTTAGTAATTTCAAAAATTATAGTATTTGATTAATAGAATAAATATATTTTTATATAGTATAATGAGTTCTTATCCTGATGCATTTAGAATTAATTGCGTAGGTAAATTACCCTGTAATACTAACTATAATGCTTGTTCAGATGAACCAATTGTGTTGGAAAACAGAAAACCAATACAAGAATCATCAACAAGTCATTGCAGAAAATATTCACCACCAAGAAATGTAATTCAAGACAATCAAGTAGATTTTAGAGTAAACAACGATAGAATGTGGTCCAATTCACATGGATATGGAAATATTAAGGTAAGCAGTAACGATAAAAACAATGATATTGTTGGAAGAGTTCATCCTTACAATAGAATACCCGCATTAGATAATACTAATAACAACCTTTCCAATCACGCATGGAATAATAACAAGGCAGAATATAAAGCTTGCTCAAAAAAATAAATTTGATTTATAAATCTTTTATTTATTCTTAATAAATGAAATATTTAAATATTGAACATAAAGGAATGATGTACTCTATTACTAGAGAAGATGGTGAATCTCTTAATACTTTTTACAAGAGGGCATGGTATATTGCAAATAAAAGTCCTCAATCACAATCTGAGTTTGAAAATATAGAGAAATTATCTTATATTTGGCGAAATGTTTCAATTAATGGAATGGTATATGATAATAAAATAATGAAGTTACTTGCGTAATTTACAAGTGTTTATTGAACATTTAGCCTTGTATTTAGCATATTTTTTACAAACACAGTCAAAACATAATTTATCATTAAATTTTCTTTTATAAGACTCGTCAAGAGCAAATATCCATAATTTAAACACTGAATCGCATATGTTTTTATCTATGGGATATTTAATTAAGTGTTCTCTGTATACCTTTTTAAATATTTTAAAAGGAATAACATACCTAAATGTGTTAAAAAAATTAATATATTCTTTGTGACAAACTTTATCTTTATAATCTATACTGAATGTATAATTAAAAACAACTGAATATAAAAAATCAATTCCTGGTACAATACGTGGATTATCGTTATAATGATTCAGTTTTTTTTTATAACGTAAATTTATTACACTGAAAGATGGGTTTTTTTTTATTGGATTTCCTTGATTCCGTAATTTATCATTTACCTTATTGTGTAGCAAAAATAACCATTTACATAAATTTTGTTTACTATCAAGATAGTCGTTAATATTAATTTCGGTCATAAATATTTTAGTTGAATTACGGCAATATTTACATGGTAATATTTTACGTAAAGAATTAAAAAAAGCCTTATAGTTTTTTTTACTATATTCAGACGGAGATTCGGGATAGTTTTGTGTAATGCAGTGTAGTAAATTCCAACAATCTGGTCCCCAAAATTTAGTATCCATTACATTATAATTAGATTATTAAAAAAAGACAAAATTAAAATTTGACTTAAAATTTAATGGTAAAAAAATATTACACAATTCTAATGGATTTAGAAAAAACCTTGAAAGAGTATTTTGGGTACAGTTCTTTTAGACACCCTCAGAAAGAAATAATTAGTGATAGCCTTAATAATAAAGACCAATTAGTCATTTTGCCAACTGGTTCTGGTAAAAGTATATGTTATCAACTACCTGCGCTTATTCAAAAAGGTGTTACAATAGTTATATCCCCCTTAAAATCATTAATTGTTGACCAAGTAGCTAATTTAAAAAATAAAAATATTGAATCAGATGCAATATATGGTGACATTGGTGAAGTAAAAAAACGATTTATTTTAGATAGTATGCTTTGTGAAAATTATTCCAAAAATATAATTTATACCACTCCCGAGACATTAGAAAAGAATAATGAATTTTTTGAGAATCTAAAGTTACTGGAAGAATGTGGAAGACTTACACGTTTTGTAATAGATGAGGCGCATTGTATATCGATGTGGGGTAATGATTTCAGGAGTAGTTATCGAAAATTATCAGATATTAAATCTAATTTTAAAAAAATTCCAGTTATGGCGCTAACAGCAACCGCTACTAAACAAACAAGGAGTGACATAGAACATTTATTATGTCTTAATAAACATAAAACATATACAATTTCATATTTCAGACCTAACCTTAATATTAAAGTAATTAAGAGAGGTAAGGTAATTCAGACAATTAGTGAAATAGTTAATAATATTAAAACAATTTATAATAATAAAACAGGTATTATATATTGTTCATCGCGTAAAAAATGTGAAGAACTTAGTGGGAAATTTAATGACCAAGGTATAGCAACATTACCGTATCACGCCGGACTTTCCAATAAAATAAGAAAAGAAACTCAAGATAAATGGAAAAATGATGAAGTAAAAGTAATCACTGCTACTATTGCGTTTGGCATGGGTATTGATAAAGATAATGTTAGATTTGTAATTCATTTTAACATGCCATTTTCAATAGAAAATTATTATCAAGAAATTGGAAGAGCAGGGCGCGATGGACTTAAAAGTGATTGTATACTATATTATAGTTATCAAGATAAAATTTTGGCTGAAAAATTAATGCGTATGAACAAGACAAGCGTTTGTAATAATGAAAAACACATTCAACATCAAGTTACAAAGCTGGACAAAATGGTTAACTACGCAGAGAATATTGTAGACTGTAGACACTGTCAAATTTGTAACTATCTTGGAGAACTAAGATGTCTAAGTAAAGATATTTGCGATGAATCATGTTGCAACTGCGTTAATTTCAAGAAAAACCTATTGGAAAAGAAAAATGTAACAGATATTGCCAAACTTATTTTCAAGGGTATTATGGAGAATAAAATTCCTAAAAGAAGTAATATAGACACCTACTTTAAAAATTATTCTAACTTTAATCAACTTGCCGGTAAATATTTTAAATTATCTATTCAAGAAAGTAAAAAGCAATTGATTCAGCTATATGAAAGAGTATTTACACATCTTATTGTCAACAAATTTATTAAAGAAAAGTATGTTCTAACAAAAAGTGGTTTTTGGCGTGAAAATTATCAAATATTTAAAAAATCAATTAATGTAATTGAAAATAAAGAATATATATATATATATGCCTAATAAAAAATCACCTAAAAGAACACCTAAAAGATCACCAAGAAAAAGAAAAATTGCAAATAAAACAGTATATGAACAATTAGGAGGCAAACCAATTGTATTTCCTAAAATAATTTCAGACATTTTTACTAAATCACTTTCAATCCCCTTCATCAACAGAGAATTACGTTTTGCAAACCTAACAACAAGAATTAATTATTTGTTTGGTAAAATCCCAATTAACTCCAAAACTAAAGAACTAATAAAATCTGAAATTAATAAATATCATAAATTAGTTGAAAATTTATATAAAGAATACAATGAGTATCAGAATGATAAAACAAAAAAAAAAGGAGTTAAAGCATTATATTGTTTTAATGAAAGAAGTTATGATTGTTTAAATGAATCATGTGATGTTCCAAATTGCACGAATAGGTATTCTAAAAATCTTTTTGAATTAACTGGTGGTGAATTAAATGGTGGTATAAAAAGATGTTTTGATCATTGGCAAATCACAACTGCAATGGCATTAGCTAACTGGTTGCATGAAAATGCAAAATGGTATTATCAAAGACGTATTTCAAGTATAATTATGGGTTCTCAAGAAATTCAATTTTGGAATGACCATGCATACGATGAAATTAAAAGTAGCACAATTATTTGGTTACTTCAAACTTCTGCAGAACAAATTATTCACAAACTAATGAAACCTAAAATTAGTAATGCTGGTAAAAAAATTCTTAGAGATAGAGCTAAGAAAGCCGCGAAAGCTAAGAAAGCCGCAGAAGCTAAAATGTCCAAAAAAAGGATTTCATCTAAAAAAAGCCAACGAAGAAAAAGATAAACTAAGAGATAATTTATCTATTAAATGTGTGTAAAATAAGCATAATAGTTTATTTTACCTATTTAGTTATCAATATTAATTACAATATTTTCAGCAGTTTTATTTTTTATATTTTTTTTTATATTTCGTGTGGAAGTAGCGTATTTACCTAATTCTTTTTGAAACTCTGAATCACTACAATTTTCTGATTCATGAGGCGAAGTCCATGGATTTCCATCATCAATATTTTTACAACACTTAGATTGACAAAAAAAGCACGAAAAAATACGATATATAATACTATTAAACAATTGTTTTTCATAACTGGCAATTATATTTTTACCAAAGTTATAATCAGGTGTATATATTTTAGTTTCAGGATCTTGTATATACCAAGGGTAAACATCTTTGACTAATGTTGGATAATTTTTAGTAATTATATATAGAACAAAATTTAATTCTGTTGGCGAAATAAGCTGATTATAACATAATAAATCTTGTACTTCTGTAATATGGTCTCTATAAAATGTTATATACTGGGGTCTATCTTCTATAGGCAAATCAAGAACTGAAGAAATACGACCTCCAAGAGCTTCAATTGAAAAAACCCTTTTATCAATGTCTTTTATTCTTTTAACAAAGCCTTTTTTCTTTGCCCATGCAGCAAGAAGCGTTGTAGTCATTGACAAACCAGATAATGTAACAGATTTTGTCCAATTATAATTATTATTAAAATTATCATTAGTTCCAAGTTGTTCTAAGTCAAAAAGAGTCATAAATGATATAAACGAGGTAATTAATATAATCCACCAACCAACAGTTGCCTCTTTTTCTTTAATTGTATCATTAAAAAATTGTAAAAAAATTAAAACATGCTGTAAATTGTCAAGCCATTGTTTGCGAATAACACTTTCATTTGTTTCCCATTTACTTACATTGTTAGGATCAATTATTTCAGTAGATAATGATGAACGGCTCCGGTTATCTTCGGAGTCTCCAGTAGTAGTTTTTTTAGGTGGCATTTATTTAAATAAGATAAGTTACTATTTAAATAAATATTTTTGTATTAAATTTAATTTGAATAAGCTAAACCACCCATGCCACTCATAATTCTGAGTACATTATAGTTTACTGCATAAACACGGACGTTTGCATTTGCAGCAGTAGTAGTAGCACCCAGGTTTTCGGTTAAAACACCACTATTTTTATCTAATTTTAATTCTCCTGTAAGTATAGTATTACTTGTTACAGTAAGGAATAAATTAGCATTATCTATACGTGAGAAATTGCAAGTACCACTGGGTTGATGTTCTTCTGGTTTGAGTGCAAATGAATAAACATTAATACCAGTGTGAGGAGTTTTAGTATGGTGATTGTAAGGTTGAACAAAATTGAAATAATCACCAGAACGTTGTGAAAATCTATCTTGACCATTTAATTGTATTTTTGCCTTGTCACATGTGTTTTTACCAGTATCTATATTTTGAGATAATTTAAGACGAGTACCTGATTCAGCACCTCCAGCTGTAGAAACTATATTTTCAATTACACCTTGAAGCATTTTACTTCCAGTTGCATAATGAGATAAAGCAGGTGAACTATCAATTCTGTCACTATAATTAAAATGTTGCATATTCTCTGTGCATGTTTTCTTTTGAACTACCCATACAAGTTCTTTTACTGGATGGTTGAAATTTAATCTAATCTTATTTGTTTTAGTAGAAATAGTTTCTTCTCCAGGGAACTGGAGTTGTTCAATAAGGTATTCGTGTGATAATTGTGCAAAGCGTCTACGTTCGTCTGTGTCTAAGAAAATGTAATCTACCCACAATGAAGTATCATTAAGTTGTCCTACTGGAGTTATTGCTGCGGTAGATGGGTTATATTCGACATCATCATCAAGATTTGGTGCAGATACTATCAAAAGATTACTGAGTTTTTCGAATTCTACATTAATTTTAACTTCGTGATATTGTAAAGCTATAAGTGGGAGCGCAAGACCAGGATTTCTACAAAACCAAAACTGAAGAGGAATGTATAAAACTTGCTCTTCTATATGATCAGTTGCTGTACTTGTAGCTCTATTAGTTGTGAGTTTTGTAATGTTACCTACCATACGCTGATATCCCTCGTCGTGAGATGCAGAATTAGATAATTGATTCCAAATATGTAACCATTCACCATAATGTTTATCAATACGCTGACCACCAATTTCAATTTCTGCATAATTGATTAATTTTTCACCAACCCAATTTACCCATCTTAACATACCATTTTGTATATTAACTCCATTATATTTTAATGTACCATCATGTACATAATCTTGCTTTGGTAATTTGGTTTGTAAATATATTTTGTGAACAAGATCACCATTGCGTGAAATTGTACAACTTACTTTTTTACCAAAATCTGCAGTTCCATTAAAAGTTTGTTCAATACTTTCTATAGAAAAATTGGTATGTCTTCTATAAACCACCTTAAAAAAAGTAATTTGTGGGTTTCCTGTCAAATAAATATCTTGTGCCCCATAGGCTACTAATTGCATTAAACCACCTCCCATAGTTATATATATATTAAAAGATAATTTTTTATATTTTCCGCACATTATTAAAGTTATTATGATAACAGTTTACTATCTTCTTTCAATAAATTACCATTGATTAATTGATTTATATTAAGATTAGATTTAACAAAATTCGATAGAAAATTATCTAAATGAAATTCTTTTTTTAATTCTTCGCTTTTATTACTAAACTCGAATTTATTATTTTCTAATTTTCTAACAGTCCATCCATTAAGTATTGAATTATAAATAAAGGACATTTTATATATAGAAATCATATCAATATTAATATCAGAATCTTTATTTTCTATATTATTCATAATATATTATATAATAATCTATTTACCCCCTACAAACGAATTATTTTTTATTTAAAGATTAAAAATAAAATAATTACAAATGTCTCTATTTAAGGGTAAAAAAAAAAAGACATACACAAAAAAAAATAGTAATATTATTCAAACCACTATAGATAGTCGTCACAATGAAAAAATAAATGAACTGCAATTGTCAAAAGAAAATGTCAAAGATATGAAGAAAGAATTGGAAAATATGAAAACTGAATTAAATAAAATTAAATTAATTGAATCTACTAAATTAACTGATGAACAAATGACCCGTAAATTAGATTTAATCGAATTTATTTATAAATTGAAGAGTGAAATTACCGAGATTGAATCAAATAAAAAATTAGATAAGTATATGATGGATTCAAGTCATTTATTATATGAATATTACAATGAAGATGCAGTTTTTTCCGATAATAAAACAATTAAATCAAGTAAAAAAACTGTTCTTGATTTTTTTGGAAAAGCTAAAAAATCTCCAAAGAAAGAGTTAAATAATGTATCTAAATCAGAATATTCAAGCAAAAATGATATAATGGATAATTATTTATCTATAGTTGATAAAAATCATATCAAAAATGTTACAAATATATCTAATGAAGAAATAGATAACTGTCCATATTGTTTACTTCCGCGTATACAAGACAATGTGCATGGTTGTATGATTTGTCCCAAATGTGGCAACGAAGAAAAAATTCTTGTTGATTGCGATACACCATCCTACAAAGAACCTCCACGTGAATTAACTTATTTCGCTTACAAAAAAATAAATCACGCGAATGAGTGGCTTTCTCAGTTTCAGGCAAAAGAATCAACGGATATTAGTGAAGCAATATTTGAAAAAATAATTGCTGAATTAAAAAAAGAATCATATATCAATCTTAAACAGCTGAGTGTAGAAAAAGTAAGAGATATTCTAAAGAAATTAGACCTAACAAAATACTATGAACATTGTCATTATATAACTAACCGTATTACCGGAAAACCAGCACCAGTTATAACGGGCGAATTAGAAGATAAAGTTCGCAATATGTTCAAAGAAATCCAAGGACCGTGGATGAAATATTGTCCATCAGATAGGAGTAATTTTTTTTCTTATCCTTATATATTCTACAAATTTTTTCAGTTATTAGACAAAGATGAATATTTACCCTATTGTAGACTCCTAAAATCAAGAGAAAAATTACAAGAACACGATGAAGTTTGGAAAAAAATATGCATTGATTTAAAGTGGCAATATATTCCAACTGTATAAATTTGATGTGAATTTTTTTTATATCATAATATAAAAAATGTCCACTGTAATCAATAAGAAGAGCATGTACCGTTCTAAACTGGCTAATATTCTTAATTTTAGAAATATTGATATCTCTCAAGCAGAATTACGTTCATATTCAACTAAAGAACTTAAATTTCTAATCAATACATATGATGTTAAACTTAATAATGCAAATAATCCTACAAACTTTTGGTATCGGACTGCTTACACAAATTATCAGCATAATTAACTGTATCATTTATCATGTCATCAAGTGTATAAATAGGTTTCCAACCTAAACATTTAAAAGCTTTACTCGTATCAGCATAACAAATAGCAATATCACCTTTTCGTTTTTCTTTAAATTCATATTGAATTTTATTATTGCAAACTTTGTTGAAACATTTAACAATCTCTAATACACTATATCCCCTTCCAGAACCTATATTAAATACATCGTATTTTGTATTTCTTTTTTTGATATCTTCAAAAATACTCACATGGGCTCTTGCCAAATCTACTACATGTATATAATCTCGTATACATGTGCCATCTTTAGTATTATAATCGTTTCCAAAAATATTTAATTTTACACTTGGATTATTGTATATATTTATGATGACTGGAAAAAGATTAGGCGGATGATTAGTAATATTTTCACCTATTAATCCTGATTCATGACATCCTACTGGATTAAAATATCGTAACACGCGTATATTCCAATGAGATTCTCTTGATAAATCTTCTAATATTTTCTCAATAATTAATTTTGATGTTCCGTATGGATTAGTTGTATTAAATTCTAAAATTCTATTTTCTTTAATTGGTTGTATTAATTGATTACCATATACTGTAGCCGAAGATGAAAATATAAAATTAAAACAGTTGAATTTTTTCATAATATTAATTAAATTTAGAGTACCAATTACATTAGTATTATAGTAATCCAGAGGTCTTTCTAAAGAATCATTCACAGATTTTAATGCAGCCAGATGAATTACTGAGGTAATCTTGTAAGTACAAAATATACCAGTTAGAATATTTGTATCTCTTATATCACATTGTAAAAATATAATTTGAGGTGTAAATTTTTTTATTTTTTTCTCAATATCCAGAGAAGAATTACTATAATTATCAATAACAACTATATTTTTTGTTAATTTATATAGTTCGATACATATATGACTGCCAATAAACCCAGCACCCCCAGTTATTAATGTATATTCCATAATAATTATATGTAACAAATTCTTAATATAATTATATTAAAAATTTCTATTTATTTAAGCCATTTTAGGGAAACCAGCCATGTTAGCACCAATACCGAAACCAGTACCTTGGCGTGCAGCATTTCCTATACTTGGGGCATACATGTCGAGTAATGCAAATGTAGCAGCGGCGGTTATAGCAATCATTACAATTTCTTCTACATTCATTTGTTTTTTAGGAATGTAGTATGCAGCTACAGCTACTGCACCGCCTTCAATAAGATATTTTACAGCGCGTTTGACTACTTCTTGGAGATCAAAGGCAGATTGTAAATCGTTAAGTTCATTTCTTAAGGTGTCCATAATTTATATATTATAAGTAGAAAATAATTTATTAAATAATATATTTACTTAAAGTTTTAAAATAGATTAAGTGTAATGAGCGAAGAAGATTTTCTTGAAAGTGACCCTCAAATAAGAGGACAGAATTACTGCTGTCTCTCCTTTGTATCTCCAGAAGAGGTACTTAACAACAAAAATGTTTTTTTTGTACATAAATTTTTAAAAACTATTGCAAAAAGTTATGACCTTGACGAAGAATCTATAGAAAATAAATACAAAGATTTTATGTATATCAATCAAGAAAAATTAGAATCGGAATTTTATGAGAAAAACGAATTCAAAACTACTGTTAGAGGAATAAAAGTAAGAGGTTCATATGATACTTTACAAGAAGCACAAGCCAAAGCAAAAAAACTTCAACAAAACGATAAAAATTTTAATGTTTACATTGGACAAGTAGGTTTTTGGTTACCTTGGGATCCTAATCCTCATAATATCGATTCACAAGAGTATGCTGAATCAGAACTTAATACGTTGGTCAAAAAATACAGAGAAAACCAAGAGAAGAAAGACCAACATTTCCAGGAAAATATTGAATATGCGAGAGAACAAGCTGAAAAGCAAAAAAAAGAAACTACGGAAAATAATTCTGAAAAAGATGGAGATGAAGGTGAAAAAGTTGTTAATGATGATGCAAGTAAAGAAACACCTGTGAATACAGAGTCTATTGAAGAATCTTTAGCTGAAGAAGACCCTTGGCTTAAGAGAAAATCTGAAACAGACTAAAACGTTAATTAATAATAATAAAATATTAATATAAATTAAATGAAATCATTAATATTAATATTTTTTATAATTGGAGTTG